GCAATGTTCGTAGAATCACCACGTTTGTTCAACACAACCGATGGTACAGGTTCTACTGGTGCAACAGGCACCTTCGGAACATCGTCTTACGTCTATGCTACTGGTGGCGTTCGCGTCTTCCGTACACTCGTTGCTGGAAAGCAAGCATTGGCTGAAGCAGTTGCTGAAGAGCCACATGTCGTGTTCGGTCCAGTCGTTGATAAGTTGATGCGTTTCCGTCCAATCGGATGGTACGGCGTTCTTGGCTGGGCACGTTACCGTGACGCAGCTTTGGTTCGTATCGAATCAACATCTTCGATCCACAACTCTTAATTTGAGTTAGTTGTCTCCCAGCCTCGCACGTGGGGCTGGGTGGCAACACCCCTATTGAAAGGTAGCACATGGCATATGTTTTCAAACCACCTACGGTGGAAGAAGGCCCTGCGGGCTTTGGCATATTGTTTTGGCGTTATCGCTTACCACGGGCAAATTCAATTCTTGTATTCGGTACAGCCGTAGTTAGTACGCGTACCCCTGCCGTACAAGATACTCAGTCAGCAGACTACTGCTACTTGGGTGGACATGAGTATGTACTGTCCCAGGCGGAATATACGATTTTAACAAACGCTGGTTACGGCGCTAACATCACAACGGTTTAGGAGCAGGCGTGTTTAGTCCAGGACGATACAACATTAGCATTATCCAAGGCACGACCTTTAGCATTGCTCCCATCTGGCAAATCGATAACCTGCCAGTGAACATTACGGGCTACTCAGCAGACATGCAGGTGCGCGATGTATCAGGCGGCCTTATTACTGAAATGTCTACAAACAATGGACGCGCTACTATTAACGGCGCTCTTGGCCAAACCACGCTGACTTTGACGGCAGCCCAGACTGGCGCTCTTGCCGTGGGCAACTACACATACGCTTTCAACCTGACAGATACTTCTAGCAACGTCTATCAAATCCTTAACGGATCATTCGTTGTTCAGGCGACGGTGATACACTAATGTCAGTCACAACTAATTCCATATCGACTGTACTTATCCCCGTCACAACCAACGTATTTAACGTTGGTTCTACTCAACCATTAGTTATTGAACTGGGCGTAATCGGCCCTCAAGGTATTCAAGGAGCAACAGGTGCTAACGGTAACACTGGGCCTACTGGCAATACTGGCCCCACTGGCAGTGTCGGCGTTACTGGTCCAACGGGAGCTACGGGTAATACAGGAGCTACAGGAGCGACAGGAAGTGGCGCGACTGGCGCAACTGGTGCAACAGGGAGTACTGGAGCAACAGGATCCACTGGTAACACTGGAGCGACAGGACCCACAGGTTCTACTGGCTCAACAGGTGTTACTGGCCCGACAGGGGCTACTGGATCCACAGGGTCAACTGGAGTAACTGGTGCCACTGGTTCAACTGGAAACACAGGGGCAACTGGCAGTACAGGAGTTGCAGGACCTACTGGTTCAACGGGTGCAACTGGTGCTACAGGAAGCACTGGCACAACTGGACAAACTGGAGCTACAGGTTCAACTGGAGCTACAGGCTCTACTGGCAGCCAAGGTGTAACAGGTCCAACTGGCTCTACAGGCTCAACTGGTTCTACTGGCGCTACAGGCTCCACAGGACCAACTGGAGCCACGGGAAACACAGGAGCTACTGGAACTACAGGAGCAACTGGCTCAACTGGTAGTACAGGAAGCACAGGTCCTACTGGACCTACAGGAAGTACTGGAGCTACAGGTGCGACTGGTGCTACTGGAACGTCTATAACAGGCTCTACGGGCGCCACGGGCGCTACAGGAGCCACTGGTGCAGGCGGTGCGCTGGGTTATTACGGTAACTTCTACGACACTACCACTCAGACCAACGCTGGCGCTACAAGCGCTAACCTCATCACCATTAACACTAATGCTGGCTCTAGTGGAGTAAGCATTGTATCTGGCAGCCAGATTACCTTTGCCTATGCTGGTACATATTCCGTCAATTTGCTTGGTCAATTCATTACCACAGGCGGCGGTAGCAATTATCAGGTCAACGTCTGGTATGCCCTCAATGGCACAGCGGTGACTGAATCAACCGCAATCTTTACCACCTCTGGTGTTAACAACCAAGTACTTGCCAACATCGAAGACTTGGTTACCGTCAACGCTAATGACTACATCCAGTTCTACTGGTCCTCACAAAATACATATATGGAGTTGCTTGCCGCATCAGCAGGTTCATCTCCAACTCGTCCCGCTTCCCCAAGTGTTAACCTTCATGTCGAACAGATTATGTACACGCAACTTGGACCGACAGGAGCAACGGGTGCCACAGGGTCAACGGGAAGTACTGGAGCCACAGGAACAAGCATTACTGGCCCAACTGGCCCAACTGGGTCCACAGGTGCAACAGGCACAGCAGGCACCAACGGTGCGACAGGAGCTACAGGAGCGACTGGCGTTACTGGACCAACAGGGTCGACAGGTGCTACTGGCAGCACTGGCACGGCTGGAGCTACAGGGCCTACTGGATCGACAGGCGCGACAGGTTCTACGGGAAGCACGGGAGCAACAGGCTCGGCAGGCACAAACGCCACGGCGTACCCAGACATACTAATCTTCGGAGCTATGTGATACAATAGACGCGAATGTCTATTAAGATAGCTGTCTACAGCATAGCGCTTAATGAGATTAAGCACGTCGAAAGGTACGCAGCCGCTACGGCTGGTGCCGACTATGTAATCGTAGCAGATACAGGATCTACAGATGGCACACAAGAAGCGCTCCGCAAACTCGGTGTTACGGTTTATGATATTAGCGTTAATCCTTGGCGCTTTGATGTGGCTCGTAATGCGGCTCTATCGCTCGTACCAAAAGACGCGGATGTGTGCCTAGTCCTAGATTTGGACGAAGTACCTGAACCAAAGTTTTTTGAAAAGGTACGCAAGCGCTGGGTCAAAGGCTCAGACTTTGGCTGGATAACTATTGACACAGGCTCTAAGTCAGCCCGTGACAGACTGCATGGTCGCAATGGCTGGCATTGGAAATATCCTTGCCACGAAATTCAGTTGTGGTATGGCCAAGGCGAAGCTAAACAAGTTGATATTACCAATGCGCTTATCACGCACATGCCAGATAACTCTAAGTCCAGAGGACAGTATGTGCCACTGCTTGAGATGGCCGTCAAGGAATTTCCTGATGATGCTCGCATGTGGACTTATATGGCCAGAGAGTATTACTACCACAACCGTTGGGAAGATGTACTTGCCGCAGGCAAGCGCAGACTTGAACTAGATGGTTGGGATGTAGAAGGTGCAGCAACCTGTCGTTGGATGGGCGAAGCTGCTCACCAGTTGGGTCAAGATGCTACCCAATGGTTTGAAAAAGGCGTAGAGATATTGCCCACCCAAGGTGAACCTTGGCATGGTGTGGCGATAGACGCATACCGCAAACAGCAATGGCAGAAATGCCTAGATGCATGTTTGACAATTATAGATCTTCCCCGTTCTGCACACTACTGCTACGAAGCTCCAGTTTGGGACTGGAAAGCTTTTGACCTAGCGGGAGTAAGTGCCTACAACTTAGGTCATAAGCACGAAGCTTTGACTTTTGCCAAAGAGGCAGCCAAGGCCAATGGCCCTGAGCAAGAGCGCATATTGCGCAATATACATTTTATGGAACAGGAGTTACATGTCGCATCAACACGTAAGCAAGGTAACCAAGTGGGGAATGGATGAGAGTTACAACTCTATTCCCGTTGAATATGGTTGCACTGGATGCGACGAANTTTTCACAACTCCGCCAGTGGTTGAAGAAACACCATCGGATCATCTTAACCATANTGATTATNTCGATGGCTGCTTTGGCTGCAAGCTCCGCACNCTAGAGCTAAGCACNGGCGATGCTGGCCGAGCTGACAGCATGAGCAACAAGAAGTGGAACGCAGAGCTGAACGCCTACGCGGATGCTCGTTCCCAAGGTATTCAGCCAGCAGGTACAACCATGAAGGCAGTCCAGGAAGCTAAGGCTGCTAGTGACAAGCTTGGTACGGCGTACAACGCAGAGTATATGCCAGCCGCATCAAAGATAGATAAACCACTCGCAAACACTATGAAGGAAGTTGGTGCGCTCTAATGGCAGCAGCAAAAAAAGGTATGGGTTTTGCCGCAGCGGCAAAGTCTATTTCTAAAAAGCAAGGTATTCCTATGAAGAACGCTGGTGCAATTCTTGCAGCTGGCGCTCGTAATGCAAGTCCAGCAGCAAAGAAGAAAAACCCAAACCTCAAGAAAGTTAAAGGTAAGTAATATGTGCAAAGAATGTGGCTGCGATAAGAACGCCATTGGCAAGCTTGATACAAAGCTCACTGGCAAGCCAACCAAAACTCCTTATGGCGAATATAAGGGCGTAGGCGGCACTAAGTAATGGCAAAGACAATCAAGGTTGGTGGTAAGACTCACACCATTACCAAAGATGTGGTTGTCAAGCATAAGAGTGGCAAAGTTATTGACCTAACCAAAGTGGCTGGAGTTAAGACCATTGCCGCTGGTGTTAAGGCTACAAAGAAATACCATTCCAAGAAAGGCAAGTAAATGGCAAATTACGGCGGGTTGTCTACGGTGTATCACATCAACCGTTTAGCTGGCACTATTATCAACGGCGTACCTCAGTACGACTTTAATGGTGCTTGCGTCCAATGGGCTAACGTAGTTATTCCTGGCCACAATGCAACCCGTGGTATTGACGCACTCAACCAGATTTACGCTTACCGCAATGGCGGAGTGAACCTCAAGTTAGACACACCTGGCGTATTAAACGCACTGGCTGGTACCTACGGTATTGGCGAGGCAGAAGCAGCAGCAAGGATTGCATCGTGACTTTATTCTCTGATTTAATTGATGAGACGGCACTAGCCCTCACAGGCTATACCTCTCGCCAGGACCAAGCCACATTCCTTACTGCGGACCTAAGTGCCACAGCGACTACCTTCACGGTAGCCGATGGAACAGTCCTCACACGCGGTATTGTCGAAATTGACGAAGAGCTAATCTGGGTTGACTCGTTTGACCGCACCACCAACACTGCGACCATTCCGCCATATGGTCGTGGTTTTAGAGATACAACCCCAGTGCCACACACTGCGGGTACACGCGTTACCATCACTCCTTCATTCCCACGGGCTATGATCCGTAAGGATATTAACGAAGCGATTGACGCTATCTATCCAGACTTGTTTGGCGTGTACTACACAACCTTCCCATTCATTGCAGCTCGTACTACCTACCAGCTACCGCAGGAAGCTATCGACGCTTTGGCAGTATCGTGGCAGACCATCGGACCTTCCTTGGAATGGCTACCAGTTCGCCACTACCGCATTGACCGTACAGCTAACCCACTAGCGTGGAACAGCGGCAAGACCATTTCCATCTCCGATGGAATTATCCCAGGTCGTACTGTTCAGGTTGTCTACACCAAAAAGCCTAGCCAGCTACAGAATGACAATGATGACTTTACATTGACTGGTTTGCCAGACTCATGCCGCGAAGTAATCATCCTTGGCGCAGCGTATCGCTCAGCTGCCTATATTGACATGGGCCGTATCCCAGCCATCACCGCTGAAGCGGATGCGCAGCAACAGTCCAACCCAGTTGGCTCTGCTACCAACATGTCTCGCTATTTCTATCAGATGTACCAGCAACGCTTGCAGGTGGAAGTTCGTCGCCAGCAAGAACAATATCCACCACGCACACACTACTCTCGCTAAGGCAGGCAGATGGCACAAAATAGATATTACAGCGCTACGGCGCAGGATACGACGCTCACTTCGGCGATGACTAATTCTGCCACCACCATGGTGGTTGGATCAACAGTGGGCTATCCAAGCAGCTTCCCTTATGCCCTTGCGGTGGATTACAACTCATCTGCTGAAGAGCTAGTTCTGGTTACAGCCGTCTCTGGCTACACCTTGACAGTCACCCGTGGGTTTAACGGCACTACAGCTCAAGCTCACGCTTCTGGCGCTGTTGTACGCCACGTTATCACTGCTCAGGATATGACTGATGCTGGCGCTCACATTGGCTCAGGCCCTGGCGGAGTACACGGCATTACAGGCTCAGTCGGCACATTCCTTGCCACGCCAACCTCAGCTAACTTAGCTGCCGCAGTTACTGATGAGACAGGTACTGGCGCACTGGTATTCGGCACAGCCCCTATCATTGCCATGGGCATTAACGTTCAGACTGGTCCAAGCTACACGCTAGTAGCTGCTGACGCAGCCAAGCTGGTAACGCTCTACAACACTGGTGGAATTACCTTGACTATCCCAGCTGCCACATTCTCCGTCGGTCAGGCTATCAACATCCAGCAAACTGGCGCAGGTCAGGTAACCGTACAGGGTGACGGCACAGCAACCTTTACAGGTACTGGCACCAAGCTGCGTACTCAATACTCAGCGGCAACCATTCTTTGCACTGCAACCAACGTCTTTACCTTGATTGGGGACATTCAATAATGGCAACCGCATACGTCGTTCTCGGACAATCAACTCCAGGTGCATCAGCCACTACTACTCTGGTGACAGGTTCAACCAATGGAAGCATCGTCTCCTCGTTCACCGCTTGCAACAAGGGCGGTACTAATGATACAATTCAAGTATCGATTACAAAATCAGGTGGATCAGCGTACTACCAATTCTACAACTTCACCCTTGCGGCTAACAGCACTTTGCAGGAAACACCAGGCTGGACATTAGCTAGCGGAGATACGCTCAAGGTGTATTCCACCACAGGCAATACCGATTACACAGCGACAGGAGTAACACTCTAATGGCGGTTACACTTCTCACTAACTCTAGCGCTGTTACCGCCGCTGTCGGCGTTAACGCCCAGACAGGTACTACCTACACCCCCGTCTTGGGAGACGCTAATAACACTCTTGTTACTCTCAGCAACGCATCGGCTATTACCGTCACCATTCCACCTAACTCATCGGTGGCGTATCCTGTCGGTACCGTCTTGAACTTTAGCGCCATCGGCGCGGGACAGGCTACCTTCGCTCAAGGCTCAGGCGTAACCATCACCTCAACAGGTGCTACAGCCTCAGCTCCTAAGCTTCGCGTGCAGTACTCAGCCGCTTCGGCAATTCAAACC